AATCATATGCTTTCCTTGAGTTGAAAAAGAATCAAAATTCTTATATTTTACCAGATGAGGTGATCAATGTGAGAAGCCTACACAGAAGGACTGTTGGATCTCGTACAGAAGGTGGCGAGGGTGGTACATTATTTGAACCTTTCAATCTAGCATACACTAACACATATCTGCTTAGAGCAGGTGCCACAGGTGGACTCGCAACCTATTACGCTTTTGCAAGTTACCAGGAGCTCGTAGGAAAATTATTTGGCAGTTTCATACAGTTCCATTATGACAACGCAACGAAAAAATTGACAATAACGCAGAGACCTAGGGCGGACAACGAGACAGTTTTGATGCACACAGACAATTTCAGACCTGACATAACCCTATTCAAGGACATCTATTCTAAACCTTGGATCAGAGACTACACACTGGCTGTATCAAAAGTAATGCTGGGAGAAGCAAGGGGCAAATTCAACACCATAGCAGGTCCACAGGGTGGCACAACACTGAATGGTGATGCATTGAAGAACGAGGGTCAGGCCGAGATGGAAAGACTTGAAGGTGAAATAGGTAATTTCCAAGAAGGCGGCACACCACACAGTTTTGTTATTGGTTAATTGACCAATATCTCCATTTAAATACTCCGCAATGAAAACTTCCAAGTACAAGAAATACTCTGACCTATCACTGGATGAACTGGAAAAGTTGGTGGAAGAATTGGAAATAATGAGCATCAAGGCCCTCAAAGAACGCAAGAAAACCTTAAGGACTTCTATATTGCGATCTGTAAGAAAAGCAATCAAAGAGATTGAAAAACGTTTAAAAAAATAGTATAATAAACCTTATGCTGATAGGAGTAGTAGGTTTAATAGGTTCTGGCAAAGGCACTGTGTCTGATAGACTGGTGGACAAGCACGGATATCAAAAAGACAGTTTTGCAAAAAGCCTCAAAGATGCCGTGGCATCGATGTTCAATTGGGACAGGGCTATGCTGGAAGGAGACACCGAATCCAGCAGACACTGGAGAGAGCAACCAGATGCTTTCTGGAGTGAAAAGTTTGGCAAACCAACCACACCAAGATGGGTGCTACAATACTTCGGAACCGAAGTGATGCGTGGCCAGATGTATGATGGCATATGGGTTGATAGTTGTATGGGCAGGTACAAAGGACAGAACACTGTCATTGCTGACGTGAGATTTCCCAATGAAGTCAAGCAAATCAGAGCAAATGGTGGTAAGATCATACTTGTGAAAAGAGGACCTGATCCCGACTGGTTCGTTGACTATGTTGAAGGCAATATTGAACCAAAAGGCATACACAGTTCAGAATACGCTTGGGCCAAGGAAGAGTTTGATTATACCATAGAAAACAATGGTACAAAAGAAGAATTATATGCCAAGGTAGATGCCCTAATCGTCAGCGACAAGATCACCGACCCGCCATCCAAGCCTACGAGTACTACCCAACCTCTGGCAATTGGCGCAAACAGTTTTTAGATTAGTAGTAGCAGTATTCCTCAGATCGCCGTCCACAAACAGCACATCCATTTGTGCCTTGTCCTGTGCTTTGAACCCACATAACTCGCACTTCCTACGCATCTTGTAGCCTGATCTCTGTAGGGCAGTCACACCGCCAACTCGCTTGCCAGCATCTTTCCTTATGCAAGTATCACACTGGCTCCGCCAATATATCCTGCTGTTCCTTTTGTAAGCATATGCCCTTGGCTTGGTCTTACAGGTCTTGCACAATGGTCTATCTGTGTACTGCATATGGGTATTTACGTTCCCTATATAGGCACCTTCAAAATGGTAAATTATGTCAACAAAACCGTATGATTGAATAAATAACTCTAGTATATACGTAACTTGCAAGGAGAATACGAAAAATGGCATTAACATCACCAGGAGTAGAGGTTTCAGTAATAAATGAAAGTTTCTACGTACCATCAGATGCGGGTACAACACCACTATTCATAGTAGCATCTGCACAGGACAAGAACAATGGAGCAGGCGACGGCACTGCGGCAGGAACTACAACTGCTAACGCCAACACTGCTTACTTGATTTCTTCACAGAGAGAATTAACAGAGACTTTCGGAGATCCAAAATTCTACACAGACGCTTCAGGAAGTGCATTGAATGGCTACGAACTGAATGAATATGGTCTACAAGCGGCCTACAGTTTCTTGGGAGTTGCCAACAGAGCATACGTACTAAGAGCGAACGTGAACCTTTCAGAATTGGTTGGAAGTGCATCAGCACCGACGGCGGCCCCAGCAGATGGAACATACTGGTTTGACCTTGCATCAAGCAGTTATGGTTTATTCGAGTGGTCAAAAACTGATCAGAAATTCACAGCGAAAACTCCAACATTGATCACAGAAACAACTGACCTAGTAGGTGGCGTATCAACTGGTGCACCTAAAACGTCAATCGGATCGATCGGAGATTACGCTATCAACACAACACACGTTTCAAACAAGATCTACAAGAAGACAGCAAGTAACACTTGGGTTATTGTTGGTTCAGAGGCTTGGCACACATCTTTACCGGTGGTGACAGTTGCGTCAGGAACAACAGTGACAAGTGGTAACTCTTTCGTGATGAACGGTGTTACAATTACAACTTCAGGCACAACACTTTCAAACGTTGCGTCAGTGATCGGATCAAACGTTACTAACGTTTCTGCAAGTGTTAACAGCACAACAGGAAATCTAGAAATCTTCCACAACGGTAAGGCACTAGGTGACTCAACAGCGGGCACAAACACAATAAGGTTCGAAGAGGGCAACGGTGTACTAGCAGAATTAGGAATCACAGCAGGTGTAAAAAATGGTGTGAAATTCTTACAAGACAAACACACAAACAGACCAACTTGGGATGACGCTACATCAAGCGAAGACAGACCTAATGGTTCAGTTTGGTTCAAGACAACAAGTGCCAACTCAGGTGCAAACCTAGTTGCGAAACTTTACAGCACATCAAGTGGCAGTTTCTCGACAGTCGCAAGTCCACTACACGCAAATCACCACGAAGCGATCTACAACCTAGATCCAGCGAACGGTGGTACTGGCCTATCAGTTGGTGACTTGTACGCACAATTCAACATCACTGAAGAGTCAATGACGGCGGGTGATTCGACAGATTCAACTCCAAACGTTGGTGACTTCCAGTTCTTCAGATACGAAGGTGGTGCAACAACAATCACGAGTAATGAAACTTCGCCATCTTTCACAAGTTCTGAGACTTTCACTATACAAGAATCAGTTAAAAACAGTTCTACTTTAGCGGCGGCTAAAACTGTAACACTTGGCGGTACAGGCGCAGACGACTTTGTTGCGGCGGTGAGTGCGGCAGGATTGACAAACGTTACTGCAACTAAATTAAGCACAGGTGCAATCCAGATGTCACACGCATTAGGTGGTGAGTTTAGAATGTTTGATGGTGAGAACGGAACACCATTGGCAGATGCTGGTTTCAGCCAGACGACTGCACACAGTTATGGAACATACACGGCAAATAGTGCAACATTGATCGATAACTTGTATGACATTCCAACTGGTGACAGTATTGACTCTAGTGCTAACACAGGTATACTGGCTAGTAACTGGAAGAGATTGAGTTACACTGCTTCTACGAGTGCACCTACACAGGAACCAGCGGATGGTACATTATGGTATGACACTTCAACAGACGAAGCAGACATCATGGTACACAATGGAACAACTTGGAAAGGTTACGCACAAGTATACGCTACAACAGATCCAAATGGTCCACAGTTCTCAGCAACAGCACCAACTAAACAATCAGATGGTACTGCACTTGTGAACAATGACTTATGGATTGACACAAGCGACTTGGAGAACTATCCAAAACTTTACAAGTACAACACAGCGGCTACTTTGACATCAACTAACACGGCCAACCAAGTTGCAGTTACAACTACAGGCGCGGCTTGGGAACTAGTTGACAAAGCAGACCAAACCACTGAGGATGGAATCGTGTTTGCTGATGCTAGATTACACACAGATGCACAGAAGGCAGATTCTCTATCAACAGGCGGTGCTGGTACATTCAGTACAATCAAAGATCTTTTAAGCGATGACTTCTTGGATCCAGATGCACCAAACCCAGACAACTACCCACAGGGTATCTTGTTATGGAACACAAGAAGAAGTGGTTACAATGTTAAAGAGTACAAAAACAATCATATCACAACAACGAAATATCCAGGAAGCGGATCAGCAGGTTTAGGTAACGTGAGAAAAGGCAACGAATCAGTTGCAACTTACTTCCCAGACAGATGGGTTACAAAATCTAGCAACAACGCAGACGGCTCTGGATCTTTTGGAAGAAAAGCACAGAGAAAAGTGATTGTTGAACAATTGAAATCAGAGATAGACACCAACCAAGCGATAAGAGAAGACCAAAGAGGTTACAATGTTATCGCAACACCTGGTTATCCTGAACTGATTCAAAATATGATTAACCTAAACACAGACAGAAACAACACAGCGTTTGTTGTGGGTGACACTCCGTTCAGATTAACAGGAACGTCAACTGCAATCCAAAACTGGGCGAACAACACAGCCGGTGCAACAGACAACGGTGAAGACGGCCTAACAAGTTCAAGTGATTACTTGGGTGTGTTTTATCCATCTGGTTTAACAACAGACAACGGCGGTAAATCAATTGTTGTTCCACCATCACACATGATGTTGAGGACACTAGCAAACAACGACAACATCGCATTCCCATGGTTCGCACCATCAGGAACAAGAAGAGGTGTTGTTGACAATGCTACATCAGTTGGTTACATCGACGCTAGTACTGGTGAATTCGAAACGATATCTGTTACGGAGTCAGTGAGAGATTCAATGCACGAGGTAAAAGTGAACCCAATCACTTTCTTCTCAGGTGCAGGGATTGTTAACTTCGGTAACTTGACTAAAACAAGTGCAAGTTCGGCCTTGGACAGAATAAACGTTTCAAGATTAGCAGTGTATCTAAGAAATCAATTGGATGCTATTGCTAAACCATTCATCTTTGAACCAAATGACGAATTGACAAGAAACGAGATCAAACAAGCAGTTGAATCATTCTTGTTAGAACTTGTTGGTCAGAGAGCGTTATTTGACTTCCTAGTAGTTTGTGATGACACAAACAACACACCTACAAGGATTGACAGAAACGAACTTTACGTGGACATTGCAATTGAACCAGTCAAATCGGTTGAGTTCATTTACATTCCATTAAGGATCAAAAACACAGGAGAGATTGCAAATTTAGGGAACTAATTTTGGAATAAATAGGAGAGACAGATGGCAATATCAACTTTATCAAAATTCACAGTACCTTTAGCAAACGATCAGAGTTCTGCATCACAAGGCTTATTGATGCCAAAACTACAGTATCGTTTTAGAGCGATCCTGGAGAATTTTGGAGTATCAACACCAAGATCAGAACT